TTAAATGTGCGGTTGCTCCAATTCCATTTTGATCTAATATATCTAATTTTGGAGAATTGATGACATCATAATTATCTCCAAAATTTGTAATTTGAATTGAATCAATATTTCCATAGTAAATATTTTCATCGTAAAGAGTTGGAGAATATATTTCTACTCCATTTACAAGAATTCCTACTTGTCTATTATTTGTTGTTTTATCTTCTTTTTGAATAAATTCTGTTTCTCTATTATTTGTTTTAAACTTTTTAAATATTTTTTGATTAAATAAATCTTTATTTTCATAATCAAGTCTTATAAAATAATCACTAGTAATTCCAGGATTTAATTCAATATATTTTTTAAAAAATAAATCATTTTTACTGTACGATAATTTAATTTTAGTACTATCATCTGGACTTCCCACTGTAGCTACATGATAAATTCCGGTATTAATTCCAGAGTTTGTAGAAGAAAAATAATAAACTTTCTCTCCAGTATAAAAATTATGTACTTTATCAGTTTCTAATATTGTTGTTTTAGCGGTTCCAGTTAATGTAGATACATTAATTTTTCTATTTTCCGAGAAAATTTTATAAGATGGAAGTCCAGATGCAGCAATATAAAAATTTTCATTATTGGAGTCAATGTATGTATTTTGAATATTGCTTGATAAAATAGAAATTTTTGGAAAATTATTTTTATTACTCGATGCTTTGGAAATAATCCTTTCAGCTCTTGTTTTTCCAGAAAGAGGTAAAATTGATTGTACTTCAATAATATTTTTTGATAATATATTTTTTACTATTGCTAGTTGCTTTACATCATTCGGATCGTTTGAATTTATAAATCTTAAATTATCATCAATACGATAATCAATAGAATCATAGAATTCAACTCTCCAAATTGATGGAGATTCTGATTTAATAGTTTTTATTTCGTTATATGTTGGTAGATTGTAAATCCAACAATTAAACTTTGGATCTTCACTAAAATCTAGTCCAAAAGATGATAACGCCACTTTATCACCAATTCTTAGATTTGATGTATTTTCATAATCAATATTTTCAATTACATTAATAAGACGAAACTTAATTTGACTTTCATCATCTAAAGAAGAATATACAAGATTGTCTTCTAAAATTATATCACCAAAAGAAATATCATAATTTAATCCTGTAATTCCCAAAAATTGATTTATATTTTTATCTGTATATTCAACTTCAAATATATCAGATAATGCTTTTGATTTTATTAATAATTTGCCACTTTTTGGAAATCCTATTGTTGAGTCAACGAAAATATAGTTTGATCTAGAAGATACATTCTCAAGAACTTTTGTTGTTTTTGTTGTTTTAAAGTTAGAAACAAAAGATTCGTTATCTAAAGAAATTTCATATAAATTTACCTTATCAAGAGGTCTAAATTCCACATTATAAATTGAAGCACTTGCTGAAAAATTACTTGAAATATCCTGATATAGGGTTTGTCCTTTTAATAATAATGGATCACCACCTATAATTTTTTCTACGAGAATATTTTTTGTTACAACATAAGTATTATCAGAGGGTCTTAATAAGTAATCTTGGGGTTTTAATACCTTAATAGATTTGTTATATAAAACTGTAAATAAAATTTTAAAGGCAGTATCTGTTCCTTTTGATGAGTAAAAATCTCTTGCTCTTGTTAAAATATTTTGTATATTAATACCAGTAACAAAATTTCTATTTTCAAATCCAGGTATAAATTGATATTTAAATTTTTCAAATAATTTATCATAAAAAATAAGATTAAGATTCTCGACAACGGAACTATTGATATGAGAACTTGCAAAAGTAGTAGAAAATTCAAGAACTTCTGAATTTAAATTAGAATTTATATTATCAATCCCACTAAATCCACGAATACAACCAGTAAATGATGTACTTGTTTTTCCAGTATAAGTGATAATTTCATCATTAATTTTCAATAGTCCATATTTTGAAGGAAATCCAATAGTATGATTTACATTTATAGTTGTATCAAACGCAACTATTTCTTCAGTCAATACGCAAGGTATAAACTTACTAAAAAAAGTTTCGTTATTAAAATTTCCAATAGATTTATAATAACTTATATTTTCTGCTAAATCTACTATGCCAGTCTGATGTTCTTGAGAAATATAATATTGCTCTAAAAACTCTTTAAAAAGAAGAGAGTCCTCACTCAAAAACTCTGGGATTTGAGAATCTACTATATTTTGAATTTTTACTCTTTGAATTTCTGACATTTTATCTTGTATATTCTCCGTTTACGTAGCTTGAAGTTGTAATATAGGTAGTTGCAGAAGTATTTTCACCAGAGGTAATAGTATCCTCTAACATATTTACCACAGTATTTTGAGTGCTTAATTCCAAATATATATCTTTCAATGCAATTACATCATTTGATTCTGGAACTGCTTGTATTTGTATACCCTCTGGATTTATAGAACTTGTAATATTAACTACATCTAAAATAATTTCCCCTTTTTCATAGTTTACTCTTCCGGCAGTATTTTTTACAATAGATGGTACATTATTTTCCAGTCTAAAGAAGAAAATACTTCCATTAGTTTCATCTATAGGAACATCACTCATATACAACGTTCCATTTATATTCTCAATTGTAAATCCTGATGACTTTATGTTATACCCTCTACCATCACTTAAATTATTCTTTTTAATATGAAATTTATTACCAAAACAAATTTCATATGTTGCAAGTCTGCCAAACTCTGGCTGCAGATCTCTTCTAATTTTAACTTTAGTTATGTTTGAAGTTATAGAATCACTGGTATTATCAATTAAGGATACTATTCTACTGTATTTAAATCTTCCTCCAAAATTATTAATGTCATAAGAACTTGAATATGATTCTATTGTATTGATTACACTTCCTTGAAGAACTGCTACATCAGATGTTGTACTCTTGTTATAATAGACATTTACATCAAGTTCAATAAAAAGGTACTTCAAATCAATAATTTCCGGTTTAATGCCAGCTACAGAATACTGTCTTAATTCTTTTTTTATTGATTCTTTTGTTAATTGTGAAATATATTTTCCTCTTCTTGGTTTAATAGATATAAAAACTTTTCCATATTCTGGTGGATCCAATTCATCTCCACCATATGCAATTACAGATTCTACATTAGGAAAGATATAAGGAATAATACCTTTATAATCATTTGCAGTAACTGCTCTATATTGAGATGCATAAACTCTTGGAGCAAGGTATTTAATAGAGTCTATACTTTCAATATCATCACCATTTTCTGCTTTCTGTATTGTTGTCAGTGCAGAAATTCCAGATGTAACAATTTCATTATTATTATCTTTTAATACCCCAGAAAATGTAAAGTTATTTGCTCCTTCTGCATCTTTTCCATTTGTGACAATATATGTTACTGTTATTGATGATCCATCTAATGGTTTTTTACCAATAATATCATCACCAAATATAATTTCATATTTTTCATCAGTTGATTCTTGAATTAAAAATATTTTAGAATCTTTTTTTAACTCAAAAATATTTGAATATAATTTATATTCTTCTGTAACTGTATTTGTTACAAAAACCCTAATTGTGGATGTGTCTATATTTGGATTTGGTAATATAAATTTTTGATTTAATTGTGAATTATCAACTATGAAATTTTTTATTAAAAATGATCCTTCATACACTTCAACACCATCAAATATTGCAATATTTGCATCATTGACTGGTGCTGTTTTACTTTCTGGTAAAGAAAATATATAATTTCCACCCTCTACAGCGCCAAGAGCAACTATTCCTGATTGTAAGATTACAGATCTTGATTCTCTTGTTCCCAAATTAACACTAAAATTAATTTTTGCTCTTGCTGCTCTCTTTGATCTAGGAACATATCCTATATTTCTTGCAAGCGATACTACATTCTCTCTTAAGGTTGCACTGTCAAGAAATGATTCATTGACTGCCATATTGGTATTATAGGCAGTTATATAGCTATTATACGCTAAAATATCAATTAATGTTGAAAAATTAGATCCCTCAAAATCAAAATCAGTAAAATTACTATTAGATCTCAAATAATCCTTTATTTGAGATCTTAAATCGGCAAAGTCTAAATTTGTAAACTGATTGAAAGACATTATACTCTAGATGGTAGTAGTAAAAACTCTATATTTTGTGAGGGAAATCCCAAACCAACAATGTCATAATCAATTTTAACATTCATTTCATTAGTATCTAAAGGAAATTCAACAATAACATTTCTTACACGTATTCTTGGCTCAAAATTTTTAAGAGTAGTTTCAATTTGTTCTCTTATGAATATCGCTTGCGACTCATCTTGATTTTCGAAGAGAGAATCTTCAACTGATGTACCAATTAAGGAATTGAAAAATCTCTCTCCAACACGAGTTCTCACTAAATTTATAACAGACCTCTTAATGGCGTCTTCATTTTTAATGGGAATGATATCATTTGTTACAGGATGTCTAGAAAAAGACAAACTAATGTCCTTAAAACTCCTGGAAATATTGAGTGCCATTCATATTTTAAGTATTTAATATATCTATAAGAGTTTTAAATGAACTTCCCATAACTAGGTTCTGTTCCGTATTCCCAATCATCATAATCCTCATCATTGCGAATACGTTCATGTAACTCTGTTTGTACTTTTAAGTTATGTTTTGGGGCACTGTCGTGCATAATCTCTTGAATAACTCTTTTTTGGGGGTCATTTTGATAATCAGTAATCAATTTTGTAGTTCCCCACATGTTATACATGTAGTTTTTGTCTCTATCTACTGGTAAATTGGACATTTTAGCTCCTGTTTTATAAAAAACAGAACTTTTTTTTGGAAGGAGGTTGCTATCTCCTATCAAATATTTAACGTAAAATGTGCCTCAATGTATAATTATCCGAATTTAAGTATTTAAGCATCTCAAGAGCAATTAATTTAGGATTTCCTGGACCACATGTGTAAACATCGATTGCGATACATCCTTCTTCTGGCCAAGTATGACAAGAAACATGACTTTCAGATAGCGCCATTACAATCGTGACACCCTGTGGAATAAAGCAATGTTGGTATATATTCAAAATCGTCATTCCTGCCCGTTCTACTCCTGTTTCCATTGCTTCCTGAATGGAAATACCATCATTTAGAAGACTATATTCAACATTATAAACTTCCAAAAGAAGATGATTTCCCATTGAAAATTTTTCCAATCTCCATATACCCCCAATTTATAGCAAAAAAGTTATTTATTTGATGTAAAATCCCTTTCTTTTGTAGTCAGAATCCTTTATATACCTTAAATTTTGGGATTTTA